CTCTGGTAACGGACACACAAGACCTTTATTTCCGGAAAGGCCAGTTGGATATTCTTGATCTGCTCTTGCGCCGTAAGCATTCCTGCGAGGAAGTTTACAAACAACTGGAGGAAGAAGATGAAACGAATGTTTGAATTCGTATGTGAAGACGGACATACGTTTGAGAAACTGGTTGACGATGATATCCGTAGCATGAAGTGCATTTACTGTGACACTACTGCTACTCGCGTTGTTTCTGCCCCTCGCGTGAACCTAGAAGGCATTACCGGGGATTTCCCTGGTGCTTACAGCCGATGGGAGCGTGTGAGGGCGGAGAAACAACAACAAGAACGCAAGAAGGCCGCCGCTCATGGCGAATAACCTGATTGCATTAGATTATCCTAGAACCCGTATGGGCAGGAAAGGTTAGGTATGGCTCTTATTGAAAATGAAGAACTGTCTCAGAAAAGTGAATTAGACGCAGTTGAAGAACAACAGCAGGCTAAAGTAGCCGCTGTACCAGAAGCTCCCAAGATTCCCGAAAAGTATAAGGGTAAAAGTCTTGAGGATATTGTGAATATGCACCAAGAGGCTGAAAGGCTTATTGGTCGTCAGGCACAAGAAGTTGGTGAAGTTCGACGACTGGCTGATGAGCTACTGAAGCAACAACTCTCTCAGAAGAAAGAGAAACCACCAGAAGTAGAAAACGAACTAGACTTTTTTGAAGACCCTAAGACAGCGGTTCAAAACGCTGTAGCAAATCATCCTGATGTCTTAGCTGCAAAGCAGGCTACCATGCAGATGCGTCAACTACATACGCAAGCTGCTTTAGTCAAAAAACATCCTGACTTTGCTAATGTGGTTCAAGACCCTGAGTTTGCAGCGTGGGTAAAAGCCTCTCCGATGCGCGTTAATATGTATGCACTGGCAGATGCCCAGTACGACTTTAATGCTGCTGACGAGTTGATTTCTACCTTCAAGGCAATCAAAGGTACACGAACCAGTGAAACAGTTACTGCTGCAAAAGAAGTACGGCAAACCGAAATGAAAGCCGCTGCTGTCGATGTTGGTGGAACTGGGGAGTCTTCTAAGAAAGTTTATCGCCGTGCCGACCTTATCCGGCTACGCATGACAGACCCTGCGCGATATGAAGCCTTACAACCTGAAATCATGGCTGCATACGCTGAAGGCAGGGTAAAATAATCAACTTTGTTTTAGGAGAATACAATGCCTTTAGGTACTAATAACGTTACCGTTACCACCGCTGCTACCTTCATTCCGGAGGTATGGAGTGATGAAATCGTTGCTGCTTACAAGAAGAACCTTGTTGCAGCCAACCTCATCAAGAAGATGAGCTTCAAGGGCAAGAAGGGTGACACCGTTCACATTCCCGCCCCCACCCGTGGTGATGCCTCTGCTAAGGCCGCTGGCAGCCAAGTGACCCTGATCGCTGCTACCGAGAGCGAGAAGACCGTTGCTATCGACCAACACTGGGAATACTCGCGTCTGATCGAAGACATCGTGGAAGCCCAGGCTCTGTCGTCGCTGCGTCAGTTTTACACGGACGACGCTGGCTACGCTCTGGCTCGTAAGGTTGACAGCAGCCTGATCCAACTTGGCCGCAAGGTTCAAGGCGGTGGCGGTACGGCTGCTTACAGCGGTGCTTTCTCTGGTGCTGACGGCACGACTGCTTACAATGCCGGTGCTAACACGGGTTCTGGCGCTCTGACCGACGCCGCTATCCGTCGCTCGATTCAGCGTCTGGATGACCAGGATGTGCCGATGGACGGTCGTTTCCTGATCGTTCCCCCGTCTACCCGTAACACCCTGATGGGTATCAACCGCTTCACGGAGCAGGCTTTCGTGGGTGAGGCTGGCAATGCCAACACCATCCGTAATGGCGAAATCGGCAATGTGTACGGCATCCCCGTGTTTGTGTCCACCAACGCTGATACGACCTCTGGCACGACTGCCACCCGTATCTGCCTGATGGCTCACAAGGACTTCTCGGTGCTGGTTGAGCAGATGGGTGTTCGTACCCAGACCCAGTACAAGCAAGAGTACCTCGGTACGCTGTTCACGGCTGACGTTCTGTTCGGCTGCGACGAACTGCGCGACGGCGCTGCTGTTGCTCTGGCTGTTCCGGCCTAAGTAAACAACTAGGGAGGACTCCTACGGGGGTCTTCCCTTTTTGTCATTGGAGAATTGAATGAAATTTATGTGCAAATATTCCGGTTCTGTTTACTCGTTTGAGATGGAACACGACATCAAGGCAATGCTGACGCACCCCGACTACATGAAGGTAGAAGAGGAAGAAGTCAAAGAAGAAGAGCCTGCAGTCAAGCGTGGTCGTCCTGCTAAGAAAGACGAAGAATGAGACAAGTATCCGTAGGTAACAACCTAACAGCCGCGACAAAGACTACTGTTTACACTGTTCCTACGGGTTATTATGCTCTGTGGAACCTCTGTTATGTGGTCAACCATACGGGCAACAACAAAACCATTGATGTGTTCTGGTATGATAAGAGCACCAATGTAGAGATTAAAGTATTAGATGGATATTTGTTAAGCCCTACAAATTTCTTGAAGTTTGATGGTGGCGCATACATCGTACTAGAAGAAGGCGATGAAATTAGAGTAGAGTCTGAATCAGCTTCTAGCATGAGCACGATCAACACTTTTGAAGTCATAAGGAAAGCATAATGGCTATCTATATTCCTCCTGAAATTGTAAATGCTACACCAGTAGAAAAGGCGGCATTGTACAATATTTTACTTTCACAGGGATATTCTGATGAAGAAATTCGTGTAGCTGCTGGTGCTCCTCGTGATGATAGCTGGGCTATGCTGCAACAGATTGCTGCACAACAAACAAACCCTGCTCAAAACTTCTCAGGTTTATTTGGTTCTAGTAATGTGCTTGAAGATCAGGCACAAAAGGTTTTAGCCGCAAGTGGCAAAGCAAATGATCCAAAATTCGCTGATGCAATTGTGGGTAGTTTTGTTCAAGACGGTGTTACTTACAATGTGCAAGGCGATGGATCAATCCAAGGCATCATTGAGACACCTACTGGTGCCTATTTAGCTGGTGGTTTCACCCCTACTGGACAACAAGCCACAGAAAAGTTAAGCACACGTTTTGAAGAAACCGACCTAGACCGTGCATTAGGTATTTTAGCCAATGCTGCTATTGCTGCTGGCACTGGTTTTGCACTTGGCCCTGCGGGTGTTGGTGCTTTAGGTGTTCCTGGCGCTGCCGCTACTGGTGCTGGTATTACAAACCTTGTTAACACAGCCGATCTTGAGTCTGCATTAAAAGCCGCTGCTTTAGGTGGTCTTACTGCTTATGGTGTGCAAAGTCTGTTTCCAGGAGCCGGGGCAACCACGCCTGTAGATGATTTCATTGCTGCCGATGTAGCTCAGTTAGCTGCTCAGGGTATTCCTGAAGAACAGATTGCACAGATTCTAACTCAAGAAGGCGTTGCTGCTAATGTTATCAACGCCGCACTAGATGCCCAGTTTGGAACTTCAGCACCTGGATCAGCAAAAGGTTTAGGAACTCCATCAATTCCTTCTGGAGCAGAACAAGTAGCTGTTACAGGACAAAATGTTAGTAATCTTGGTGCGCTGTCTTCTTTAGCGCCTGCTCTGGCATCTGTTGTTCCTGCTCAAACGCTTCCTAGTATTGAAGTAACAGGGCAAACAATTAAACCAGACTTGACTGTTCCAGAAACAGTCTCTGCTGCACTTCCCGCAGTGATGGGCGGCACCACTCAACAAGTTGGCGTTACTGGCCAAAATATTTCAAAAACAGAGCCTGTTGCTCCTGCGGCTGCAGCAGTTGGGTCAATTATTCCTGGCATTCAAGCTGCCGTTCCCTCAGCAGCAGATCAGGTGCAAGTAACTGGAAAAAAAGAAACCTCAACAACTATTGACGATAGTGGTCTTGCCGCCGCACTGTCTACGCTTCCGGCAAGCATTGCTGCTGCTTTACCTACTGTTTTAGGCGGGGATATTCAACAAGCAATTGTTGAAGGAACCCGATTAACTGACAAGCCTGCGGAAAGTATAGCAGCCGCTACTGGAGCAATCATTCCGTCTATTACTGCTGCCGTTCCTTCTGCAGCAGATAAAGTAGAAGTAACTGCAACAAAAGAAAAACCGACAACCATTGATGCCAGTGGTCTGGGGGCCGCATTACCGGCCATTCCTGCGGCTGTTAGCGCAACATTACCGGAACCAACTAAGCCTCCGGTAAAGAAAGAAGATAGTTTATTTACACCTTCTGATATTCTTAAGTTGCTAACCATACTTGGTGGAACTGCCGCTGTTGGCGGAGCGGGGACAGGAACATCCTCGGTTGGAAGTATTCCTTCTTCAGACAGCATGCTTGGTTCTACAACACCTCAGTTTGGCCCCGACTATTATGCTGCGGTGCAGAGATACTACAATGCCTATATGCCTGAAACGCCTCGTAACGTAGCAGGCCCGTTACAACAATGGTACGAAAACAAATACGGAGCTTAAATGGCAACGATCATCACAAAGAATAGTAGCACAGCATCTGCTGTACCGGCTGCAGGTTCATTGCAGCAGGGTGAGTTAGCTGTTAACGTAACTGATAAAAAGTTATTCACTAAAGATAGTTCTGGTACTGTTGTTGGTGTTGGTCAAGAACCTTTGATTAGCGGAACCAATATCAAGACTTTGAATGGTCAGTCTTTACTTGGTAGCGGTAATCTTACTACTACCAACGGTGATGTTACTCTTACTGGTACTCAGACGCTTACCAATAAGACGATCAGCGGCTCTAACAATACGCTTACCAACATCAGTCTAACAACCGGTGTTACCGGAACTCTTCCTGTCGCTAACGGCGGTACTGGAGCAACGGATGCGGCGACTGCACGCACCAACCTTGGAGCGGGGACTGTTAATTCAGTGGGCGGTACCGGAACGGTTAACGGTATCAGCCTCTCCGGAACGGTCACCTCGTCTGGTTCACTAACCCTTGGAGGCACGCTTTCCGGCGTAAGTTTAACGACCCAAGTTTCTGGTACTCTTCCTGTTGCCAACGGTGGGACAGGCGCTACAACGCTGACTGCTAATAATGTTTTGCTTGGCAATGGAACTTCGGCACTGCAGGCGGTAGCTCCCGGAAGTAGTGGAAACGTCCTGACATCAAACGGCACTACTTGGACAAGTGCAGCCCCGACGGGCGGTGCCAAAGCAGCCAACGTACAAACCTTCAACAGTAGCGGCACTTGGACGAAACCTTCTGGTTTTAGTTCTGCCGCACGTGTACTGATTCAGTGCTGGGGAGGCGGTGGTTCTGGCGGGGCTTATGCCTACGGCGGGGGCAGTGTTGGTGCTGCTGGCGGTGGCGGCGGTGGCGGATACAATTATACATGGATTGCTCTTTCTTCGCTCAGTTCTACGGAAACTATCACGATTGGAAGCGGCGGCGCTGCTGTAGACCCAACAACCAATAGTGCTGGCAATCCTGGCGGAACAACGTCTTTCGGAACACGGGTATATGCCTATGGAGGCGGTGCCGGTGGTATGAGCACGACAAGTACTTCCGCATCAGGCGGAGGCGGTGGTGGACAGCTTACTGCTGGTGGCGCTGGAAGTGCTTCTGGAACCTCTGGAGGTTTGCCCGGACAACCGAGAGCGGGTAGCGAAGGTGAAGGCGGGGCCAATAACACAGGCAACGCAGGTTATTACAAAGGTGGCGGAGGAGGCGCTGCGTACTCTACCAATACCGATGTTGCCTACTCAGGTGGGGCTTCAGTATGGGGCGGAGGAGGCGGCGGCGGTGCAAATGCAGGTCTTGGAGGTGACGGAAAGAGCGGCGGCGCAAGTTCCAATGGTGGCGCAGGCGGCGCAGGAGGATATCTTTCTACTCCGGCTGCAGGAACGGCCCCAGGCGGAGGCGGAGGCGGTAGCGTTTCTTCTTACCTGTTCAGCGGCGCTGGCGCAGCAGGCCGTGTTGTCATTACCGTATTTGATGGAGCATAAAAATGGATTATGCTATCGTTAATCAGAACAAAGAAGTTGAAAATGTGGTTGTCTTAGAAGAAGGTTCTAACTGGACTCCTCCTGTTGGATTCCTTCTTGTTCCGTTGTCAGGTTCTGCCGGTATCGGATGGACTTGGGACGGTACTAAGTTTATCGCTCCTCCCAAAGAAGAAGAGAATTCTTAATAATATTTAGGGAGGTGCTGTGATTGATCCAGTAACAGCCTTCGGAGTAGCTGTAACGGCATTCAATACCGTACAGAAGCTGGTGAAGGCTGGTAAAGAAATAGAAAGTGTAGCAGGACAGCTAGGTAAATGGTACTCGGCTGTCCAATCCTTCAACGAAAGTGCTGCCAAAAAAGAACAAGACCTCAAGAAAGGCAAGTTTCTTGGTAAAGGATCAATTGAGCAGGAAGCATTAGACATCGTAATGCACCGTGAGCGATTGAAGAAGATGGAGTATGAACTTTACATTCTTATCGCTGGTGTGTATGGACAGGACGCTTACAAATCCATGATGTCTGAGCGAATTAAGATTAAAAGACAACGGGAGCAAGCAGCCAAGATTGCAAAACGTCGGAAACAAGAGATGATTACCAATGGTTTGTATCTGACTGGTATTGCTTTCCTTCTTGTGCTCTGTTACCACATGTACGAATACTTAGCGAGGAACATATGATGAAGAAGCCTAACAAAGTTGAGAAAGTTATGCGAGAGTACAAGGAAGGTACTCTTCACAGCGGCAAGAAAGGCCCAGTTGTCAAGAGCCGTAAGCAGGCTGTAGCGATTGCCTTGTCAGAGGCGGGAATGTCCAAGAAGAAGGCAAAGAAGTAAAATGGATGCTGGCTTCAATGAGGATTTGAAACGTATCGAAGGCAAAGTAGACAAATTAACCGATGCTGTGACTCGTCTGATCCTCGTTGAAGAGCGTCAGACTGCTCAAGGTGTTCGTATTGATGACCTTGAAGACAAGACAGAAGAACTTGATAAGAGCATTACTAGAGTAGACCGTAAGGTTGAACGGTGGGTGAACATGGGCATGGGTGCTTGGGCTGTTGTAGCTACATTATTTATGATCTTCCAATTTGTCGTAAAAGCACAACACTAGTGAAGACACCTATTGACAGGTCTAAGGCAATCGTCTATAATGATTACTTATAAAGACACCAAGGAAAACTAATGGCAACAACTTATTTACAACTTGTTAACAATGTTCTTATAAGACTCAGGGAATCAGAAGTTTCATCTGTTGGTGATACTCCTTACAGTTCTTTGATTGGTGTCTTAGTCAATGACGCAAAGCGTGAAATTGAAGATGCCTACTCATGGAATGCTTTAAGTCAAACCATTGTCGTACCTACCGTATCCGGACAACAGTCTTACACTTTGACTGGTTCTGGTCAACGGTTCAAGGTTGACATGGTGATGAACGAAACTGAAGATGTCCCAATGTATCAGGTGTCCCCTGATTGGTTGGACACTCAGTATTATCTGGCAGATGTTCAGAATGCTGCTCCGATCTACTATTGCTTTGACGGTGTAAGCAACGATGACAATGTTGTCCGTGTCTGGCCTCAGCCTGATGCGGTCTACTCATTACGCTTCAATCTGAACATTCCACAACAAGACCTGTCTACTAACAGTGACTTGGTTAAAGTTCCTCCTCACTTAGTTCAGATGTTAGCATACGCTAACGCTGTGGCTGAGCGAGGAGAAGACGGTGGTCAGTCTTTCAGTGAATTGTATCAGAAATATCGTCTTGCCTTAGCAGACGCTATTGCTCTTGAGGCTAACCGCTACGATGAGCAAGTAACCTGGACGAGTGTATAATGGTCGCAAAGCTGTTAACCACTTCTATCGCTGCTCCGGGTTTCTACGGGCTTAACACGCAGGACTCGGTGGTTTCACTTGAATCTGGCTTTGCTACTGTCGCTACAAACTGTGTGATTGACAAGTTTGGTCGTATTGGTGCTCGTAAGGGTTGGACTGCTACGCATACGACTAACGCTGATCTTGGATCGAACCCTGTCAAGGCTCTCGGTGAACTGATTGCCTCTAATGGAACTTCCTACACGATTGCTGCCGGTAACAACAAGCTGTTCAGGCTTAACGGCGGAACGCTGACGACATTGACCTACGGTGGTGGCGGTACTGCTCCTACGATCACGGGCGATGACTGGCAGATGGCGGCTCTGAACGGCATTCTGTATCTTTATCAGTCTGGACACGATCCTCTGATCTTTGATCCTGCTGTGTCTACCACGACATACCGCAGGGTGTCTGAGAAGACTGGATATGTCGGTACCGTCACTCAAAACAACTGCGTAATCAGTGCATATGGTCGTACATGGTCTGCCAACAGTACAGCGAATAAAACAACGGTTCAGTTCTCTGATCTGCTTAGTGGGTTTGTACTATCAACAGGCACTGCTGGAACGCTGGATATTTCAGAAATATGGCCTGCTGGTGCAGATGAGATTATAGGTCTTGCTTCTCACAACGGATTCCTCATCATCTTCGGCAGGCGTCAGATTCTTATCTATGCCAACGCACAAGACCCTGCTGGCTTAACGTTACAAGATACTATCACAGGTGTTGGCTGTGTGGCCAGGGACAGCATCGTTGCCACCGGCACTGATGTGGTATTCCTGTCCGACAGCGGTGTTAAGTCACTGCAGCGAGTGATCCAAGAGAAATCTTCTCCGATCCGTGACCTGAGTGCAAATGTCCGAGATGATCTGCTGCTGGCTATTTCACAAGAGACTGTCTCTAACATCAAGGCAACATACTCCGACAAAGAAGGTTTCTATCTGCTGGTTTTTCCCACTTATGGTTTCCTATACTGCTTTGACCTTCGGATAATGCTGCCTAACGGAGCAGCAAGAGCAACTACTTGGGATAGGTTGCTTCCTTCATGTTTCCTGTACAAACAGAATAAAGACTTGTTGTTTGGGCTTACAAGCTACGTCGGTAAATACGACGGGTTCTTAGATAACGGACAAACATATGCACTACGATACTATACCAATTATTTTGACTTTGGATCGCCTACGGCAACAAAGATTATCAAAAAAATCGGTGTAACTACTGTAGGCGGCTCTGGCTACACGGTTTCACTAAAGTTTGGATTTGATTATTCAAGCATCTATAACAGCCGACAGTTTACAATACCTACTGTAGATGTTGCTGAATACAATATCGACGAATACAACATTGCTGAGTATGGCGGAGCCAGGGCAGCATTCTCCAGTGAAACTGTACAGATCGGTGGAACTGGTCGAGTAATCCAACTTGGATTTGAAGTTAATGTCAATGCAAATTCTATATCAATTCAGAAAATTGATGTGTTCACTAAGGTTGGTAAAACGAGGTAACAATGGCTAATTATACTAAAACGA